TTGGGATTGTCCAGATCCGCGAACTACACTTTTATTTATCAAATTACGATTGAATAATCACCTTGGTCATAAAATCCTTCATAACTCTTCATCCATTGACCTTCTTGATCAACATAACGATATTGTATATTGGTAGTTAGATTGGTTACATATTCTACTGTTGTAGCTGCGCTAGCATCAAAACTGACATACCATGAATTGGTACTAGCATTATATTGAATAATGTCATTTGCGTTCGCAACAAGATTACCCCATGCTGCCGTAGAACTACCTTCACTGCCTATATCTTCAACAATAAGATATCTGCGCCCATTTACTGGGCCCGGTAATCCTGCATTAGGTCCAGACAACTGTGGATTGATTACAGCATCTACCGGATCAAGTGTATTTTGTGGAAGTGTGTCCGGGTCAATATTGTAGATTAGTAAACGATCATCAACAGGATCTGGAACAATCGTTCCTACAATATCATCTTCCATATATGGATTCTGTAACCAAATTTGGCTTATGCCCGGCTTTACTTTACCGTATACGTTCAACAAACTTGACCAGTATAGATTAGTATTAGGTGGGGTTGGATCATTGAGATCAGTATTAGGTGGGTAAAATGCTTCATTAGCAGGTAACAATTGTAATCTATTATTGATCAACAATACTTTGTAACCATATGGTGTAATTTTTTGTCTAGTACCTAATAACAAATCTTCATCCTGAATATCTTGTAAAGCAGTACCTTTATAAATGCTAGCAATAATTTTATTGATAACACCCATTTTCTTGAGTTTAGTACTAGTGCTGATCCATATAGGCATATAAAATTTCCAACTCAATACGTCTATAGGATTACCTGTACCTACTGGTATGCTGCGACTACTAAATGTTAGACCATCTTGGTAAACAACAGTCAATGATGTCCAGTCAATAAAGTTATCAGTACTTTGTATTTCAAGTGAAGGATTGAATAGTGTTCCTAACTGCTCAATCAATTGTAATTTTTGATTATAGTTTGTAGTCCAAAAATCTACCTGCATACGTAATGTATAAGGTACTGGCATCAATCTTTCTACAGTAAATGCTTGACCTTGTGTCTGTTCATAACTTTGTGTTTCAGTATTATATGCACGTTGACGGACATTTACTTTTTCTACAAAGAATGGTTCTTGTGTTCTGCGCTGGTCGTATTCTAACCCTGCAATATAATAAGTGATAATAGGAGCAGCAGGCAAATTACTTGCACTGTTATTTGCAATTATTGTTGACACTTGACGACTTTGATCGCCATACATAACAGGCACACGAATTAGAATGTCATTGCCGTTAGGATCTTTGCCGTTGGTTACATACCAGTTACTAAAAATTTTAGCAAACTGCAATAAAAATCTGCGTATCTGATTATCGTAAAAAAATTGTGCCATGTGTTACTCTATAGGTGGTAAATTGTTAGGTGCAAGTGCTAATATACTTGACAATGGTTGCGCTGAAGGTATCAACTGCTCTTGATTATTATTGTATATCTCACCTTCGTTATTTATAAATGTTGATTTTTGTGCCTGATCCGTTGCTGTGAATCCTGTTTCTGTTCTAACATTTGTAGAAATACGAACCCATATTTTACCGTCCCAACGATATAATATTTGTGGCATATAATCTATGCGTAAGAAATAATCACCCACTTGAGGATTTTGTGGGAAGGCAATACCTGCACCACTTGGATAACCGTTAGGTGCAGTACCGTCTCCTGTCAAGTATCCTGCTTCATAGCCGAAACTTCTTGGACTTGCGCGACTAATATATTGATATGCAGGATCACAATCTGCTCTCCAGTCCATTTGCGTACTGATTGTTCCAGTAAATCCTGCTGCTGTAGGATCAGCATCAGCAGTTGCGTATGTGTTATCAGCAGTACCGTATGGACCTGTTATAGGACCTAATGACTGAACTGATAATACTTTATTACCTTCTAATGCTCTTGATCCTGAACCTTCTGCTAGTGCGAACGGAGTTGTTTCTGTAACTTCTAAACTTGCCTGTACAAACTTATCAAACTTTTCTGATATATCCATATCAGCAGTCATATCCCAAATACTTTTTACAATATCTTTATTGATTTTGATACCCACACTAGGGTTTTTATATTTAGGATTACGCATGTAAACTACAGTACCAAATGAGCCTGTACTTGGTGCACCTGCACTATATGTTACAACATTGATAGGTGGAGCAGGTTGATTTAGTTTACCTGATAGTGAATTATTATTTTCATAGATACCATATGTAGGCACAACATACAAGTCTTTATTATTGTAACCTGCTTTAGGTACAATACGTTTTGCTTCTTCAAGTTGTGCGTTATTGATTTCAAGATTCTTGTTGTATGTTGACAATATATCTTTGAGATTTTGATTAGGATCAAGTTGCCAATATTCTTCATTTGGCGGATTGATTCCTGCAGGTACTTCTTTGATACTGATATAATTCTTGTCGCCATACGTGATAACGTATCCAGGCGGATAAACTTTATCTTTATCCCATTGTCCAAGATAGTTGTCTTTATTGATTGGCTCAGTGAGTATCTGACTGAATTCTTGGCTGTCTACTAGCGGCTCACACTTGATACGCCATAGATGTGGATACCAAGTTTGACTGAAACCTTCACTTGCGAAGTTTGCATCAGTGATGCTATAGAAACGTTTTAGCGCGACCGGAATTGTTTCTCGCAATGGGTTATAATCAAGCAAGTGCGGTAGTTCAAGAACATCGCCCACCATCAATTTTCTACCAATAATATCGATCATATCATTGTAATGGACGGTTATAAAAATTATGTCATTATTTAAAAATAAGCCAAACTGACTTAGATCGAAATCCAAATTCTGAACACTATAGTGACCGCGCAGTCTATAGATGTTTGGATCATAGACTCTATCACGATTTTCTAAAAATAATAAGTCCTGTATCTGTGTAGGATCTGGACTTACATATTGAGGTTGTGTATAATCAGGACTAGGGGTCTGAGCATTTGGGCCCATGTACTTGTGGATATATAAATCCGTTCCACCGACAGTTAGTTGTTCCGAAATATTTCTATCGAAAAACTTGTAATCGTTTGTTTTAGTTGGATGATATAGCGACAGTTTGGGCATAGTAGTATTTATTCGCAAAATCAATGACTTACAAAGGTCTTGACTTCTGCCTAAATATCAGTTAAAATAGATAAATGATCAAACTAACGGAGTTACTATGCTAAAGCATAAGTCAGAAATCAAAGAGTTGAAGCCCAAAGACTTTGACTTGAAGCACATTGGTCCCGAACCCAGTTTCAATGCTGATTCTGTAGTTACAGAATGGGAACTTGCTAGGGCGTTCAATTGGTATAATCACTTTTACGATAACAAGGACGCTAAAGAATTCATCGCCCAATATCTAGATGTTGCAGGCAAACAACAAGTTGCTAAAACTATTCGTCGTGTCAATGACCGTCAGGTAAAGACCACGTATGGTTGGTTAGCACGTTGTATCGTTCGCGGTGGTGTTGTGAGTAATGACACTCTCGCTAAACTTCAGGACGAGATTGGTCGTCTTGTGTCTTTTGTCACAGTTGATACAAGTGACGATGAAGCCCCTGTCAGCAATCGCCCTAACGTGCAGGAGATTATGCGTGAGCGTACTCAGCAGGTTGGTGGTGAACTTGAGGGCTTATGGGATGAGTATCTAAAGAGTGGTGCAGGTAAAGAAGGCATCAAGGCAATGGATGTGTTGTCTCAACGCAACATTTTGTCACAGCACGTACCTATGTTGGTCAGTGCTTGGCAGGCTAAGTTAGATGAGTACAACGAAGTTGCTAAAGGCAATGATGAACAGTTGAACGAAGCCTATGAGCGTTTCGGTAAGATTCAGTTACGTAATATCATTAGTGCTATCGAAACTGTCATTGCCGATTTGAATGCATACATCGGTATGAAGAAAACAGGCAAGAAGCCTCGTGCTAAGAAGCCTGTACCGGTCGAGAAGGTTGTCAAGCGTCTCAAGTACCTCAAGAGTTTCAAGTTGGAGAAACTTGAACTTGAGAGTGTAAGCCCAACTAAACTTCATGGTTGTAGTGAAGCATGGGTCTACGACACTAAGAAGCGCAAACTTCATCACTATATTGCTGATGAGTACACTAAGAGCATTGGTGTCAAGGGCAATACAATTCTTGGTTTCTGTACTAAGGAATCGCAGATCAAAACATTGCGTAAGCCTGAAGAACAGATCAAGCAGATTATGGGTAGCAAGCCTGCTGCACGTAAATTCTTTGACAGCATCAAAGCAGTTGGTGCGACACCAAACGGTCGTTTCAATCCTAACATGATTATCTTGAGGGCTTTCTAATGAGTAACTATGAATTCAATCCTATTGAAAAAAGAATGGAAACATTGATGACTGTGATAGATACTGCTATCCTATCAGCAAATAATAGTAATGATCAATTGATGCTTGCGTGTGCAATGATGCAACGCACTAGAGAAATCTTTGATGCAGTATTAGGTGAAGAAGGACGTAAAAAAATGTTTGAGGAGTTAGTATGAGTCAGGTTGATTTGAACAAGTATAAAGATTTTGTAGAAGCAGTAACTAGCAAAGAGAGTCAAGACCTCACATTGTTCATGAATCGTCTTGATCGCCTAGATGCTAATTATGAAGCATATGGTGCAGACGGTGAATACATGCATGGACCAGATATCAATGTACCACTGTTACTTTGCGGTGCTATTGGTCTAGGTAGTGAGACGGGCGAGTTTCAAGAAATCGTAAAGAAGATGGTGTTTCAAGGCAAACCCCTAACTGAAGAAACACGTTTTCACATGAAGCGTGAACTCGGTGATATCATGTGGTACTGGGTAAATGCTTGTAGGGCACTTGACCTAGATCCAAATGAAGTTGTTGCTGAGAACGTAAAGAAACTTGAAGCACGATATCCAGGTGGACAGTTTGACGTTTACTATAGCGAAAATCGTAAAGCTGGTGACCTCTAATTTCCGATAAATACTCTATAATCGGAAATAGATATGTCAGCAGACCCACTTTCAGTTCCAACAAACGCTAATTTACAGCAACTAAAAGAAGCAATGTTCAACAACCTAAGATTACGCTTAGGTGGTGACATTATTGATTTAGAGTTGGACCCTCAGCATTATGAGGCAGCATACGATTATGCTATAAAGACATATCGCCAACGTGCGCAGAATGCTACGCAAGAAGGCTATACGTTGATGACGATTATCAAAAACGTTGATACATACACTCTTCCAAGTGAGTTTATCAACGTTCGTGCTATATTTCGTAGAACTGTAGGTCTTGAGACTGGCCCCTCAAGCACAAGTTTTGACCCATTCAGTAGTGCTATTCTCAATACATATCTGTTGAATTATAATTACACAGGTGGTATGGCAACATACGATTTCTATGCA